TCACCTGAATAGGCACCTTTGTCTAAGGAGTAGTTAAGTCCTTCTTGACCACCTTTGTAACCTGCCTCGATATATGGTTTAGCTAAGTTAAACCCTGCCATCTGTTGGTCTGTTGCATATTTAGATGCTGCAGCAGATTTCTTTGCTGCTTTGTTTGACATAACTCCACCGATGACGGCTCCTGCGACTGCACCCCATGCCATGATATTATTCCTTTCTTAAGATATTATTGTTAAACAGTTCTATGTCAGGTTCTTCCATTCCTAGTTCTGAGTAACTTTCAGCGATTACTTCCTTTTCAATATCAGGAAGGTTTTTTTCATATGGTGTTCTAGTCATATGTACGTTTGTTAATAAGGCATCTTCTAAAGCAAAGAATGCTCTTTTAGACCCTGCAGGTGAGGCAAAAGTATAAGGTGCCTCCATAGTGATCCTGTCAGTAAACTCAGAGATAACTATTATCTTACCTTTAAGTAAGAACGATAAATGTGAGTACCTATGGATCTTACCAACGACAGTTACACCCTTAGGAATAAACATCTCTCTTGCATAGACACCTGCATCGTACTCTTTTAAATATTCAGCAAAGTGATGCTGTAAAGTACATTGATCCATAACGTCTGTTACTTCACCTTTATCAATAGCATTTTCTAACTTTTGCTGATAAGCCGTAACCGAGGCCTTTAGCATTACTGGATTATTTAATATCATACTGCTACCCAAGCTGATCCGTTATAAACGACTAAACCACTAAACCCATTTGATAAGGGGTTCCATGGAGACACAGCATATCTAACCATGCCTCTAATCTTGTTCTCAGGCTCGATGTCGGCAACAACGATTGCTGCTACCTGTAACTGCCTGATTGCATTTTCTATTCTTTGTAATTCATCCTGTAGGTATCTTCTCATACCTTCTTCAAATACAGGGTACTGGCCTCTACTATATCCTTGGACGACTACATTTGTTTTACTATCGACTGCCATTATCTTGCACCAGTAGCTGATATGTCGATGTCAAAACCTGAGACCTCAAAGTCTTTATTGTCTGACACAAGTATTTTATAACTCAGGTATCGACCTGCAGAACGACTATCTATTTTATAGTCAGTGCCTGTGTTAAATACTGTAGAGTTACCATAAGTTGGATCTGAGTTAGGAATGTCTGAGGCACCAAAGGTAAATGTAATACTTTTGTTTGAGTTTGTAGTCGTTGCCTGAGGGTATATGACATTGACAACCTTATAACCACTTAAGGGAACTTTAGTCTCATCTAAGTCAATACCAACTCTTTCGACACTGGCAGGTTTAATAGCCTCAGTGTCTAACTGAAAGGCAATACGTCCTTCATCAGATAAATCAAGTGCATATAGCTTGTCTGAGGTTATACCGTCAGCAGATCTAGATTCACCTACCATTAATGTATGCCGGTCAAATGAATCTTCCTGAGCATAGTAAGTACCACCTGTTAAGGCATAAGTTAAACCACTAGCTGTTGCATAGGTAACAATAGAGTTGACGTTAGCCACGGTTCCTGAAGATACATTAGGTAAATCCATAAATGCCCAAGTGTCGTTTCTGTAGTTGTAAACTGCAGCTCGGTTACACCTTGTTGCATTTGGAAAGCTAACCAGACTGTCACCAGATAGGTAACAGAAGTATATCTCATTAAGTGTTGGGTTATGCTGGGCAAAGAACCTTTCCTTGGCTGTATTGTTTAAGCCGTTGTAAATAAATGTCCTTACTCTTTCGTCACATATAGACTGCTTGGATGTACCATCGTGAACGTAGATGTCGAATGCACCAAAGGCATAATGTTTTCCGTCTACCTCGACAACACAGTTCTGATTGATTAAGCCACAGTCAGTAAATAGCTTTCTGAAGTTAAATATAAAGGTACCACCAACAAACTCCATAAGCCAAACTTGGTCACTGGAGTATACAATGAAGTTACTACCTAAGGGCATACCATCGATAATACCTGTCTGCATTTCACCTAAGTCATTAAAACCTGCAGACTTTGTTAAGTCAGTCTCATCCCAACTATCCGGCACGTTGTCAGCTAAGGCAATGTTTGACCACCTGACACGAGTAGGGAAGTTACTGGATCCCTCGGTTGTGTTTAGTGCAATAAGAAAGTCATTGTATGACCTAAGGGATGCACAACGGTAGGACGTAGGCCAGTTCGTTAAGTCAGCAAAGTTAGTACCTGCAGAGGTTCTGAAGATAGGCACACGGTCTTGCCTGTTTATATAAGTCACAGAAGACAGAGTGGTTCCTGTATAAGGTCGTGGATCTGAACTGCCACTGATTGAACCACTTCTGTCTGATACGGTGCCTGAGTTATACTCTTTAATAACATAGGCATCGGAAATCATTAGTACACTGTCGTAACCTGTAGAAGGAACGACACCATAAGAGAAACGAGGGGTAAATCCCAGTGATCCTTTTACGTTTCTGAAGATTGGTGACCTACGGACTTTTCCCTCGTCAAATCGTACATTCAAGGCTTCACTGAATGCATTAACTGGTATGTTGTATGAGCTTTTATCAGATATAACTCCAACAGATCCTAAGTCTCTAATTGGAAAGTTATTGCCCATAATTACTTCTTCTTTTTATTATTTCGTATGTTCTTCATACCAAGTAGCTTTTGTGCAGTCTTAGAAATAGGCTTAACAGTCTTTATCTTACCTTTTTTTGTTTGGTAGTTTGGCATGGTATTTCCTTCTCGTTGCTTTTAAGTTCATAGTAAAGGACACTGTCTTTCTTCTTTAGAAGTGACATGAAGTCCTCATATCTTTTATCTAGTATCTTTTGTTCGTCTTCACTCATGTGAACCTGCCTTCTCTTACCTGTGAGCATTTCCAAGTCATGGCTCTATAGCCGGTGATATACTGAGGAACCTCACTGCCTATTTCTAAGGCACGAGCCTTACAGGCCTCGAATGTCTCATAGACAACTGGGTACTGGGTGTTTTCGATAAACATGCATTGCTGAGGGTTAGCGACCATACAAGCCACGACTAATACCTTAAACATTAGATTGAGTTTGTGGCTGAGTAGAAGTCGTTAAGGTCTATAGTACCTGAGGTAGGAACACTGGCATTAGATGCAACGGTTATTGTTTTGGTGCTAAAGCTGTCTCCACCAAAGTTAAATTGATTATTAGACCATCCATTAGATGATCCAGTAATAGAACCTGTAACAGTATCACCTGCATCAGCCGAGCATGAACCGTCATAATAGACGTAGGCATCATTTGAGGTTAAGCCTTGGTTAAGTGTATTAGTTCCGTTCTTAGCTATAACGATTGTAGCTGTAGAGGGATTGCCTGATCCACCGTAGTAATATGAAAACCTGTAGTGATAGGTACCGGTTTTGTTCACAGTAAATGACCACGACTGGATGTTAACTGCTCCGTTGTCTGACCATAGTGAATACTTAAATAAGTTGGTGCTGTTATTAAAAGAAAAGCCTTGGTCTACACCACCACGACCTGAGTTATTACTGGTTGCTGAGGTAGAACCTGCAGTCGCTGTGTCCGACAGACTAGAGGGAACGATACTACCACCACGATAGCATTCACTCAGGGCAATGGAACCGGTGTCACCAAACTCTGTCCTTATGTTGTCCATGGATATGGTACCACTAGACTGGATAGCCATTGCACTCACATCCCTTCTTATGATCGTCTAATTCTTTCTTAAGATCCTTAATAGCCTCGATAAGTAATGGTGCTAGTTTCTCATAGTGAACCGTCATATACTCAGGGTCGATAGGAGCCTCAGCTATTATCTCAGGCATGATAGCTTGAACGTCCTGAGCAGAGACCCCTACCTCCACCTTATCTTCATAACCGTAATCTTGAGCTATCTCATTCGGTCTGAAGTAAAACCCATTGAGTGTCATAACCTTGGATAAGGCTCCGTCAATGGGTTGAATGTCGGTCTTAAGTCTCATGTCTGAATAGTAGGCTGTGACGTTACCTGTGGATCTAACTTCACCAAACTGAACTGTGGAGTTAGTCGCCACGGCTTGGCCTATAGATACTGTAGGGGTTGCACCCTCGGATCCGGAGCCTGATACGGTAACACCAGTACCGGCAGTTATACCGGCTACATAGTTACCTGCTGTATGGGTACCCAAAGTCAGGCCTGATCCACTAAGGACTATGTTACCTGAGATCGCAAGGTTACCGGTTACACTGGCACCTGTAGTACTGGCAGCCACACGAGTGGCACCATTAGAATCTAACAGGGAAGTTGGGTCTTGGTTTAACTGAGTATGGGTCGCAGTGACAGCACCGGTGATGTTAGGGAACGTAGATTTAATGGTAGTCTTGATTAAACGGAGGTGATCGTCTGCCTGTGCTAGGGCATCAGTGGATGTGGGGTTAGTGGTCACTAAACCATTGATATAGGTTGCACTTTCTAAGGCCATGGGAAATTCCTACTCTGCTTCTAAAGGTCGAACAACAATAACAACAACAAGAAGGCTTTAACGACTTTTTGAAATTGATTGTATTATTAAGGGTATAGGGGTCTAAAATCTGAGGTATGGTACCAAAATTAAACGACATAACATGCTAAGTACTTGATATCTATAGATATCTTAGGTCAACAGACTAGTTATCTGATTACGATATAGTACCTATGTATCTTAAGACATTAGACATTATGTGAAATATATTCGTAAGGGGTATATTTAAGGTCGTTGAAAATAGGGATCTCACTTGCTTATTCCCTATAGTTCTATCTCTAGTTAACCCATGTATCACCATTGATACACACATATATCACTCATTCACTCCTAGTCTCTCCTAAGGGTGGACAGTATTCATCTTATAGTTAACTAAAGTATCAATTAGTGTCTAGTGACAAGACATTAGTGACCCCTTGATAACCTGTTACAATAGTATACATTAGTAAGCGTGAACTGTTAGAGATAGCCTGTGTTAGCCTTGATGCTACAACTTATAGTTGGCATTCTGACAGTTCACACCCTTACTTCATGTTATCGATGGTTCTCTTACCTTATCCAGTAGCCTAGCCTCATGCTCCTCACGCCTCTTAGGAATGACTGTTTGCATGTAGGCTATTTGCTCCTGACTACTCATGGATGACCACCTACTTATTTCATGTAATGTCCTGTGACAGGCACTGCATCTACCGATCTCAGTGTCTATCTTACATACATGTTCACAGGGTGAGTTAGTCATTAGACTATTTCACAGGCACCACCGACACAGGCTAGTTCCTGAGATCCTATGGTGTTGTCCTGTTGTTCATACTCACTCAGCTTAGACCAGTCGATGTCCTTAGGCATAGCCTGAGACATGATGTCATACTCAGACTGATCACAGTCCTGATAGGGTGCCTGTTGGTATGTATGATCACTAAAGGGAAGGAACGAGACACCACTCATCCAGTCGAAGTTCTCATACACCCAAGCACCTACGTCCAACCACTCATGCTCCTTCACTGACACAGTGACTGATGGCTTATGTTCACACCAGTTCTTCTGATACATGAGCCACAGCTCTAGCTGTTCTATAGCTGTCTTATCTGTCCTGAAGACTGCATTACTTGGTGCCTCCATTGGAAAGCTAAACACTGTAGTATTGTCAGGGTTCATCACATCGTCTTCAGCAGGTATGCCTTGGTCAACCATCAGCTTAGTCAGTGGATCCTTCTTATCACCTCTGACTGTTCTTATGTAGTAGGGGTTGTGTCGTGCATGAATACCTGAGGCAGCATCAACTAACTGACTAACAGTACCTGATGGTTTAACACATGTAATAGCCACTGACTGAGGTATGCCTATATCCTTAGCAAACTCAAGGTTAGTCTTTACAGCCTCTTCCTTCAGCTCCTGAAGTAAGACATCCAGTCCGGACTTACTACCGTTAGTCAAGTCGTTATCCATGATACCGGTTAACGACACACCAAGCAGTCGTTCCTCTTCACAGTTCTTCCTCCATTCACTGGAGACATACCTGAAGTTAGTTAGTGACGACTGTATTGTACCTATGATAGTAGCTAGTCTGACTTTCTTAAGTAATGTCTTCTTAGTATCATGAGGACGAATAACTACCTCACTTAAATTACAGAACTCACGGTCTCTTAAGATAATCTCAGAGCAGGGGTTAGTTCCAAACTCGTGGTTGTCGATCACTCTGCGACCTGAGGCATCAGCCATGTTGTTAGCTGACTGTCTGTTAAAGATACCACGTTCACCTGACTTAGATTCATATAGAGACTTCCACTCATCCATGAAGATACCTATGTCAGGTTTCTCAGTGTAGACTGCTGAGTTATTAGCTAAGGCTCGTTGCTTGTTAGCATTCCACCATTCACCTGACTTAGCATGTCTCATCCTGTCGTCAGATAGATTAGATAGGCTGATTAGTGCTGACCTTCTGACACCACCAACAACCACTACCTCGGCTATCTTACATACAATGTCATGGCACTCCACTGAGTTTAACTTACGACCTGCAGCATTCTTAATTACATGTACAGTAAAGTTAAACAGGTTCTCCAGTGGTGTAGCTCCTGATGCCCTGCCACCAAATGTCTTCAATGGTGAACCGGCAGGTCTTACAAGACTAGTGTTCCACTCAGGTATCTGACCTATGTATAACAATCCGATTAGCTCCTTGTAGGCCTTTGCCCATCCAAGTTTACTATCCTTAACTGTTAT